AAAAATTAAAATAGCTTCTGTTGCAATTATTGTAATTATTATAATTAGTGTAATTGTATAATGGCTAGTGTTGTAAATATGTGCAATAGTGCGCTCAACCTTTTGGGTGCTAGTACCATATCAGCATTAACTGACGATACTAAAAATGCCAGATTATGTAATCAAAGATATGAGCCAGTAAGAAATAGAGTATTTAGATCTCATGCTTGGAATTGTTTACACAAAAGAGTTCAACTTGCTCAAAACTCTACAGCACCAGTAGTAGAATATGATTATGCTTATTTATTACCGAGTGATTGTTTAAGAGTATTAAAAATTCATAATGGTACTACAGATAGTATCGCAACTAATTTAGATTATAAAATAGAAGGAAGAAATATTGTAACAGATATAGATACTATATTTTTAATTTATATTGCCTTAGATACAGATCCAAATAACTACGATACTTATTTAAGAGAAAGTATTTCACATCAATTAGCTGCTGATCTTTGTTATGCAATAACTAACAATGCAACACTTGCTAATCAATATATGACTAGAGCAGATGAAAGATTAAGAGAAGCAAGATTTATTGATGCTACAGAAAATAGTTTAGGAACAGTTGAGGCAAATGAATTTACTGATGCAAGGTTATAATGACCACATCAGATTTTGATCCTCGTTTAATTGATAAATATAAAGAACCTAAATACTTATTACATTTTCAATGGGGATTGTCGTCAACGGTTTATAGATACGCTTTAGTAGAAACTATTAAACCTAATAAAATTCATTCAAGAACTAAACAAAAAGAAGATGAAAAAAATTTAACACAAAAAGAAATTTGGAAAAATAAATATGCCAAGAACTACAGCAGCATTAAATAGTTTTGTATCAGGAGAATTTTCTGCCAAGATGGATGGTAGAACTGATTTTGAAAAATATGCTTCAGGCTGTAAAACATTAGAAAATATGTTGGTGCATCCTCAAGGTGCAGCAGCTAGAAGAGTAGGTACTCAGTTTATTGCAGAAGTTAAAACATCTTCTTTAAAAACAAGATTAATACCTTTTGAATTTTCTACAACTCAAACTTATGTTTTAGAATTTGGTAATACTTACATCCGAATGTTTAAGGATAAAGGTCAAATTACTGAAAGTGATGTAACTGTCTCTGGAATTACTCAAGCTAATCCAGCTGTGGTTACAGCAAGTAGTCATGGGTTTTCTAATGGCGACTTTGTAATATTATCTTCTGTTGTTGGAATGACAGAGGTTAATGGTAAAACTTTTAAAGTAGCTGACAAAACTACTAACACTTTTGAATTACAAGATGTTGATGGAACAGATATAAACTCTTCAGCTTTTACAGCATATTCATCTGGTGGAGATGCTAATAGAATATATGAAATATCAAGTCCGTACTTAACAGCTGAACTATTTGAATTGAAGTTCGCTCAATCAGCAGACGTTATGTATATCACTCATCCAAACCATGAAGTGATGAAACTATCAAGAACTGGTCATACAGCTTGGACATTAACTGAAGTTGAATTTACAGACGGACCTTATTTATCTGAAAACACTACGACAACTACTTTAACACCAGCTCAATCCGCAACTGGAACTGGAATAAATATAACCGCTTCAGCTATAACTGGAATAAATGGTGGTGCTGGATTTCAAACAACTGATGTTGGAAGAATAATATCTTTTAACTCTGGTAAAGCTAAAATTACTGCACGAACAAATACGACTGTTGTTGTTGCAACAATTACTACAGCTTTTGCTAATACTGATGCTACCGCAGCTTTTAAGCTTGGAGCATTTTCAGATACAACTGGACATCCTTCTTGCGTATCATTCTTTGAACAAAGATTAGTATTTGCTGGAACAAGTGATGAGCCACAAACTTTGTATTTCTCTAAATCTGGAGATTACGAAAACATGACTACTGGTACAAACGCAGATGATGCTATGGTTTACACAATCGCTAGTAACCAGGTTAATAAGATTAGATATTTAAAAGCAGTAAGAACTTTATTGATAGGAACTACTGGCGGAGAGTTTACTGTATCAGCAGATGGAACAGATGCAGCCGTAACACCAACAAATATTCAGATCAGGAGACAAAGTTCTTTTGGTGCTGCTAATGTTGATGCTCAACCAGCTGGTAATGCAATATTATTTTTACAAAGAGCAAAAAGAAAAATTAGAGAACTAGCTTACAACTACGATACAGATGGTTATATCGCACCTGATCTTTGTATATTAAACGAAACTGTAACTGATAGTGGCGTTAATGAAATGGCTTATCAACAAGCACCAGATAGTATTTTGTGGGCTGTTAGAGATGATGGAGTTTTATCAGGACTAACTTATCAAAGAACTGATAATGTTGTTGCCTGGCATAGACACCTTATCGGAGGAAAATCAGATACTACTAAAAATATTATTCAACAAGAAATTTCATTTACTGCAAACACAACAGTTGTTAATGGAACGAATAATACAATTACATTATCTTCTCATGGATTATCGACTAACGATCCAGTTTATTATTATGCTGCTGCTAATCCTATTACTGGAATAACCAGCGGCAGACTTTATTATGTAATTGCTTCAGATAGTAATACTATTAAACTTGCTTCATCTGCTGCTAACTCCGCTGCTGGAACTGCAATCAGTTTAACTGGACCAAGTACAGCATCGACACAATATATTTATCAAGGTGTAAACATTGCATCTAACGTAATTTATTCTTCATCACATGGATTTAAAACTGGCGATAAAATATTTTACGATAATATTGGAACAGCTATTGGTGGATTAAGTGAAAATGTTGAATACAATGTTTCAAGAGTAGATGATGATCAATTTAAATTATATTCAGATAGCAAACTAATTAATGTTGTATCATTAACTTCAGCTCATAGTTCAGAACAAACAGATAATATTTTACAAAATACAAAAGTTGAAAGTGTTGCAACTATATCTGGAGATCTTAACGAAGATGAACTTTGGATTATAAGTCAGCGTTGGGTTAATGGAGCTGTCAGACGTTATGTTGAATGTTTTTCTAATTTTGATTTTGATGAGACTGCACCAGAAGATTTTAAATTTGTAGATAGTCATTTATCTTATTCAGGTGTAGCTGTAAGCTCATTATCTGGACTAGATCATTTAGAAGGCGAAACAGTATCAATACTAGCAGATGGTGCAACTCATGCTAATAAAACAGTATCAAGTGGATCTATTTCTTTAGATAGAGCCTCAAGAAAAGTAACTGTTGGTTTACCTTATAACTCCGTTTTACAAACAATGAGAATAGAAGGTGGAGCTGGACAATTAGAAGGAACAGCTCAAGGTAAAATAAAAAGAATTTCAAAAATAGTTTTAAGATTATTTGAAACTGTAGGTGCTAAAGTTGGTCCTTCATTAGATAATTTAGAAACTGTACCATTTAGAACAACATCAGGTGCAATGGATTTACCAGTATCAACATTTATAGCTGGAGACAAAGAAGTAGAATTTTCGGATGATTACAATACAGATGGATTTATATTTGTTAAACAAGATCAAGCATTACCATTAACGGTACTAGCATTATATCCGACTATTGTTACTAACGATGGCTAGTGAGATAAAAGATTTTAAACCAGAACACGCAGATAAAATTATTTCTTTTGGCATGAACTCTAAGCTAATGGAAATAGACGCAAGTTATTCTGATAACAGAATTTGTAACTATTCAACTAAAGGCAATGCTTACACAATGTTTGTTGATGGTGATCCAGTTTTTGCAATAGGAATTGTTTTATTGTGGGATGGAGTTGCTGAAGGCTGGGTACTAGCTTCACAAAATGTTTTTGAAATGAAATTTTTAGCAGCCAAAACAATGAAGGAATTAACTGACGAGATGTGTAAAAAAAATAAAATTAAAAGATTACAAACATCCGTTAAGGCTGATTTTAAACTAGGTGTCAGATTTGCTACTTGGCTTGGTTTAGAAATTGAAGGATTAAAAAAAAGTTATGGTCCAGATGGATCTGACTATTATCAACTGGGGAAAATTTATTAATGAGTTTTATAGGAAATATATTTGGTGCTTATGGTGCAAGACAGATTGGAAGATTTAATGCTGATCTTTATGCAAAACAAGCAGAACTAGCTAGAAAGAATGCAGAAATTAAAAGAACAACATTTGAACAAATTACATTACCAAGACTTAAAAAGGATCAAGAAAGAAATAGATCTAATCAATTTGTAAATCTTTTAAAAAGTGGATTTGATGTAGATAGAATAGGAGAGACACCTTATTTAGTTGGTTTAGAGCAATCTATAGAAGATGCTTTTGAAATATCAGTACAAAGTTTTAATTCTACTGTTGCTGTTCAAAATGAAATTAATAACGCATCACTTCTTCAAGCTAAAGGTCAAGGCGAAAGATTTAAAGGCGATATACAATATAGAACTGGCTTAGCTAAGGCTGCTGGAGATATTTATATGAATAGAGAAACTTATGGGAGCTTACTAGGAAAATAATGGCAATAATTAAAATTAAAAGATCACAAAGTAATATAGCAAATGTTCCAACTCCTAATGTATCAGCATTAAGATTAGATAGTAATTTAGCTATAGCTCAAGGAAATGCTATATCATCAATAGGTAAAATAATTGAAGATACAAAAGCTAAAACTAAAAAGACTGAAGATAAAAACGAATTACAAAGATTAATAACTGAGACTTTACCAGAAATTAATAAAAGATCTCAAGCTTATAATAAAAGTACAAATATTGATGATGCAAATAGTTATTTAGCATCAATGGATATTAAAGAGTTTGAACCTTTTTTACAAAATTCTAATAAAGAAGTTAAAGAATTATTTAAAAATTATTTATTTAAAGAAACAGTAAGTGGATATAAACACGTTCATACTGGTATTTTATCAAATCATATTAAAGAAACTAAACTTCAACATAATAATAATTGGAATGAATTAACTAAATTAATGGCTGCCAATGATACTGGCACAGCTGCTAACGCAGAAATGGAGTTTGAAGCAACTTTTAATGATCCTGATGTTGTTAATAAATATACAGAACAAGAACTAAAAAAAATTAAAGAAGATAAAAAATTACAAGCAGTACAACTCCGTTTTTATAATAAAAATAGAAACGATCCAGTTGATACATTAGCTCAAGGAAAAGAAATAACTGCAAAGTATGGAGCTGTAGAAGCTAAAAGAATATTGGATGACGCAAAGAATGTTTTAGTTAGTCAAGTTGCTGAAAGAGATTTAGATACTCTTAAATTAGAAAAAGCAGACAAAG